ATATGATTTAGTTACTCTAGTCTTCTTCTTTGGTGGTTTGGTTTGCTTCTTTGGTTTCACCTCAACCACATAAGTTTTGATACTACCATTAGTCTCTCTTACTTTCATTAGAAAGTCTGGGAAGTATCTATGAGGTCTTTTATCTACAGGAGACATGTATGGAATACTTATCTCTTCAGAAGCCCATGCTATTATATTCTCAGTCAGGTCACAGTATCTACAGAACTTACGTTCCCAACTACTACGACATATTATATTGTTAGGATTGCCTTGATATTTTTGAGGGTACTTGGGTCTGTACTTACTCTTAATACTTTCAGCCATCTCTTATACATAATATATAACCTAAAAATATTTATAGATGGCAGGGGTTCTTCCAGAAAAGTTAAGGGTAACTGATATAAAATCTAGGTTACTGAATGTAGCTCAGACTTCTCAATATCGTTTAACTTTATCTGTGCCAGCAGCAGTTAGAACAAGGGTGTCTGATTTAAGTGGATTAGATTTAGATAATGTTAGTTTATCCTGCTCTGAGGCAAATCTACCAGGATCATCATTAGCAACTCATGATGTTACTAATGATTATCAGGGTGTAACTGAGAAGATGGCTTATAGAAGAATATATGATGATACTTTGGGGTTGACATTCTATGTTGATAGAAACTATAATGTTATTAGACTGTTTGAAAGATGGATTGATTATATAAGTGGGATTACAGATCCTCAAAAGTATAAGAGTCCTTTTGTCAATCAAAGGGTTGCATATCCTAAAACATATAAAAATGATATATTTGTAACTAAGTTTGAAAGGGATCATTATTCTGAAGAGTCTTCTGTTAAGAAAGGTATTTTAGAATATACTTTTGTTCAAGCTTTTCCTAGAGATATTACTGCCATTCCAGTTTCATATGAAGCTAGTCAAGTTTTAAAATGTAATGTTTCCTTCTCTTTCATTAGATATGTGGTAGAGAAGAGAATATTAAATGATGTTTCTACTTAGTCTAAATAAACCACACTGAAATTTTTGTAAAATATTATGCCATTACCAACCATTGTTACACCAACTTATGAACTTGAGTTGCCATCTACAGGAAAGAAAGTCAAGTACAGACCTTTCCTAGTTAAAGAAGAGAAGTTACTTGTCTTAGCACTAGAGTCTGAAGATACAAAACAAATTACTACTGGTATTAGAACAGTCTTGAAGAATTGTATACAGACAAGAGGAGTGAAAGTAGAATCACTTCCTACTTTTGATATAGAATATCTGTTCCTTAATATTAGAGGTAAATCTGTAGGTGAAGAGATAGAAGTTAATCTAATATCTCCTGATGATGGGGAAACTCAAGTTCCTGTAACTATTAATATAGATGATATTAAAATACAGAAGGATGAGTTTCATACTAATAAGGTTAAGTTGGATGCCAAATTAGTAATGGAGATGAAGTATCCTTCTTTAGATGAGTTTATTAAAAATAATTTTGATTTTAATGATACTGTTGGAATGGATCAATCATTTGAATTGATAGCATCATGCATTGATAAAATTTATAATGAAGAGGAGGTATGGTCTGCTGCTGACTGTACTAAGAAAGAGATGAAAGATTTCTTAGAGCAAATGAATAGTATGCAATTCAAAGAGATTGAAACTTTTTTTACTACCATGCCTAAGATATCTCATAGTGTAACCTTTACCAATCCAAAGACTAAGGTTGAAAACACTGTAGTACTAGAAGGGTTATCATCTTTTTTCGCATAGGTATGGTGCATATGGATCTGGAGAATTATTATAAACTTAATTTCTCCTTGATGCAGTACCATAAATATTCATTAACTGAGATTGAAAATTTGATCCCTTGGGAAAGGGATATATATGTTGGGATGCTTCAACAATATCTTGAGAATGAAAGATTAAAGCAACAACAAGCAAGTAGTTAATGGCTCCAGCAACCACTAGTCCAATCAAAATACTTTCAGACTTAGGATATGAAGTTTGGGAGATAGAAAGTGACGCTGATATGCTAAGGGCATTGGTGGAGGCAATTAATAGTTTAAGTATTACTAATCCTAATGATGGTAGAATTTCCATATTACAAAATGCAGTAAAAGAAATAAGAGGTGCAAGTAGAGCTGCTAGTCCTAGTAAAGATCAGAAGTTTACTGAGAAGAGAACAACTTTAAAGGGAAGTAAGTTTATTCCTAGAGCAAAACCTAAAGCAAAAGCTACTGCAAATAAAGTAGCAATGTTACCTGCTGCTCAAGAAGATGATAATGCACCTATATTTGCTACATTATTGAATGGATTAAAAAATATAGCATCACTACTGAAGAACATAGCTTCACTTTTGGGTGTTCAATTTAGATATAAAAGACTACTTTCTGATAGACAACGTAGAGCAGATGCATTAGAAGCAAAGAGAAAAAAAGAAGAAGGTCTGGAGGGTTCTGAGAAATCTAGTATAGGATCTGGAATTTTAAGATCAATTGCCAAACCAGTAAAATCTTTTTGGGATAAGTTATTAAATTTCTTCAAGAATATTATATTAGGGTCAGCAGTCTTAGGATTCTACAAGTGGATGAAAGATCCAAAGAACCTAGAGACTATTAAAGGTATTGGTGAATGGTTTGGTAAGTATGGAAAAGCTATTCTTATAACTTTAGGTGCATTATTAGCTTTAAATATAGGATTTAAAGCTTATAGATTGGTGAAAGCTATAAGAGATATTGTAAAACTTTTGAAGTTTGGTAAGTTTTTCAAGCGTCCTTGGTGGAAAAAACCTTTAGATAAAACTGTAGAGGAAGTTGTTACTAATAAAAAAATAATAAAAGGAGCTGAGAAAGGATTACAAAAGGGAGTAGAAAAATTAAATGCTGCAGAGACAGCTAGATTAATAAAAGAGGAACAACTTTTAAAAACTGGTAGAAGTCTTAAAAATGTTATTCCTGATCTAGCGAGCAAGCCTAATCTACTAGGTCGTATTACTGCACCTTTAGTTGATTTAGCAGATGATGTTGTTTCACAATTGGATAATTTTTTAGTCAATATTACAAAAAATGTCACAAAAACAGCTGATCCTGCAAGATTAACTAAAGAATTATTAGATCAAACAGGTGAGGTAGGTGATAAATTAGCTCAAGAAGGAGCAGAGTCGTTCGCTGATGTAGGAAAGTCAGTAGCCGAAAAGAAAATTGATGATCTCTTGATAAAGGGTATTACTGAGACTGTAGCTAAAAGTCCTACAGCATATTTTAGTGAAAGTGCTATTAATGCTCGTAAAGTCATCCCAGAAGGTGGTATGGCTGGAATGGATATAATGAAATTAATAGGTGATGAAAAAGCATTGAAAGAATTGCTTGATAATGGGACTATAACTAAGAAAGTTTATGAGAATTTAATTAAACAGGGAATAGAAAATCCTGTATTAGGAAAAGCATTTAAGGAGGGAGTAGCTAGTAAATTAATTAACCCAGAGATTCTTGAACCCATAAGTAAACAGGCAATGAAAAGATTGGGACCTTGGGGTTGGTTAACAAGAAGTTTACCTATTATTAGCACTGGTTTAGATACATGGTCTGCTATTGAGGAGTTGCAGAAAGGAAATCTTCAAGCTTCACTTTTATTTACTGGAGGAGCTGTCACTAGTATGGTTGCCCCTTGGTGGTCATTTGGATTGAGTATGGCTGGAGTAGCTGAAAGTATTAGAGCAGACAGAGCTAAAGCAGCTGATCCTAACTATGAAGATCCTTTAGGAAAATATCTTAAGAACATAGAATTTGCCCCTCATATGGTCACACCTCAGATGATGGATTTTTATTCTGCAACTCCTACAAGTAAGAAGAAGGAAGTTAAAGTTGCTTTAGTTCCAATTGATACTGGGGATAGTGGTTCTACCAGTGGATCAGGTGCTACTAATAGTGATGTACAAACAGTTGCTTCAGTTGATATCAATAATCCTCAATTAATAGGCAATAGTGCTGAGTATGAAGTATTAGTATCATGATTCTTCCACTTATAAGCACAGGTTTAAAAATATTCAAAGCAGCCAGAGGCAAAGCATCTTCTGGTTCTGAGATGGCGTCTAATATTGTTAGTAAAAAAACCACTGTTACTGGTAAAAGTGTTGGTAGACCTAAATCTGGTGCTATAGTTAAAGCATCTTCTAACAACATATCTGGTGCAAAGTTTCTACAATCTACAACTGATCCTAGTAGAGATAAAATTAAAGCAAAAGATGGAATACTTGAGGGGTTTGCATCTATAATTAATGTAATCAATAAATTTCTTTCTTCTATATTACAAACACTCATAGCAGATAATAAATTAACTAGGAAACAATTTGAAAATGAAAGACTATCAGGAGAGTTAGCTTTAAAAAGACAAAGAGAATCTAGTCTTGAAGATGATCAGGATACTGAAGGTGTACCATCTTCTAAAAGTAAATCTAAACGTAATTCTTTCTTTGATAGAATAATTAAATTTATTTCATCAATCATAATTGGATCTTTAGTTCTTGCAGTGTATAGAAGATTTACTGATGTAATTCAATTTTTTAAAGACACTTATGAAGTCATAAAGGGTTTCTTTGAAAGATTAGGTGATTATGTTTCACCATTATGGAATATTTTTAAATGGATAACATCTTCTTTTTCAAGTATATTTAAGGATGTTAAACCAAATGATGATGAGGAATATTCTAAGAAAATACCTGAAGAACTTGATAGAATTGATAAAGAAGGTGATATTGTAGAAAAAGAAAGTAAGGAATTGGGAGTGGAGGATACCACTCAGGATTCTGCAGATCCTGAGTTAGATAAATCTAGGAAAGAATCTGATGATGATAAAGATGCAGTAGATAAATTTAAAAATTTTGTATCT